CGGCTGCGTAGCTCAGCGCAATGGTGCCGCTTGTGGTGATCGGCGAGCCGCTGACGCTGAAACCCGTGGGGGCAGTGAAGCCGACACTGCTAACAGTTCCGCCGCCACCGCCGGGTGCTGCCGCATTGATCCATCGGCCGGTGGCTGCGTCGTACTTCAGAACCTGCTGGTCAGCCGGCGAGCTGAGCGTGACATCGCTCAAGCCATCCAGTGCCGTGACCAACGTCGGCGTGCCGCTCAGGTCGCTGTAGGCGCCAGTGCTTGCAACCGTGGCCAGTCCTAGCGTGGTCCGTTGTGCTGCGGCATCGGCGTCATCAAGTAGCGCCTTGCCTGCCGTGGTGATGTCGCCACCCAGCTCAGTGGTGCTGACTGCGCCAGCATCAATGTTCCAGATCGTGCCGCCACTGCTAACGGTGATGTCGCCTTTATCGCCATCAGTGACGCCGCCGCCGGATGTAGTGGCGAGATCATCTACTAGCACCGTCTTGGTGCTGGTTTCGATCGCGTCAATTTTGATCTTGCCGTATGCCATGCGTGTTAATCAGCGATGAGCCACACTGCGCTGGCAGGTACAGTCACAGTGTAGCCAGCGGCCACTTCTACAGGGCTCACGGATAGGCCGTTCCTACCGGTGGTGATGGTGTAGTCGCTGGCGATGACTTGCTTGGTTTCGGTGATGTCAGTGGCGACGCCACCGCCTGTTGGTGCTGCAGCTTCCCATCGGTCAGCGGCTGCAACCCACGTCAGTACATCGCCGTCAGACTTGCCGCCATTGGCCTCAACATCATGCAGATCCTGCAGCCGGCGGCCGGTATCCCAGCGGACGAAGATCGTGCCGTTGTTGGCGCTGCTGATCACTGCAGCGACAGGCAGCTTCAGGTTGGGCGCTTGCGGTTCTGTTGCAGTGAACCCACCCGGTACAGCTGGATTGCACCACAGGATCGCACCTTCGGCGTAGCTGCTGGTATTGATGCCGCGGATCTTGCCGAACACTGACACGTAGCCGTCACTGGCGCCGAGGATCGGCTGATCTGTCACGCCGAAGAACACATAGCCAGGCTGGCTGCCATCAGCCACCATCGGCGCCACCTTGATGCGGCCGCTAGCGCCAAGTGTGCCCGCGAACATCACCGCCGTACCTTTCGGGATCGTGACGGTGTTGCTGGCATTACGGCACAGCACCATCGTCTCTTGGCCGATGTAGTTGCTGATGCCACCCTTGCCAAGCTCCAGCGTGCCCTCATCGGCATTCCACGCCAGCTGGCCATCAGCGACTGGATCAACGCCTGCAGTTAGGTCAAACTGCAGCGCATCAACTTCAGGCGTTGATGTCCATGCCGTGTCGTAATTAGTGGCGCTGCTTTTGTTCAGCAGATCACCCGCGACGCCACCAACAGGTACACCGGGGCCAGGTGGGCCAGCCGGGCCGGGTGTTGAAATCGTCAGGCTGATTGCAGTCGGCGGTGTAACAACTGTTGTTGCACCGCCGTCGTCAGTGATGACAACGGAATACTGCGCTTCGGTAACAACAACAGTTGCAATGCTCATGGCACTGTGTAACCCTCAGACACGTACACGATGCCTTCTAGGTAGTAATTACGCAGCCCGGCAGTATCTTCCAGCAGTACGTCGTAATACGCTTCATCCGGGAATGCAGCGGTCTGCACATCGGTGAGCGCAATCTTGATTGTGCCTTGTGCGCGGTTCACGTAGGTAACCGCGAAGTCCGCGTACTTGGTACTACGACCGCGATTCCACACCTGCGCGTAGGCAGTCCAGCCGGTCAGGTCAATCGCTGCATCTGCGCTGTCCTTGAACTGCAACTGCAGGTCATAATCAGCCCTGCGCTGCACTGCGATGTTGTGCTGGCCGGGTTGAACGCTCATCAGATCTTATACGCAACAACAGTGCCGCTGGTCAGTGTCACGCTGGTGAATACACCTTTGATCTCATCACCAGCTTTCAGCGGTACAGCGGTGAAAGCGTTGCCGGTTTGGTTCTCGATCACAGCACTGGCGATCACGCTATCTTCCAACGCATAGATCTCGTGAAACCGGCCAGTGTGCGCTGCGGTGTCGCTGATGTACTCAAACCCAATGGCATAAGCGCGGTCCATGATCAGCTCCTACGGATTGCAAAGTTCCCTGGTCCACTTATTCTAAGACCAGTTAGATAGCGCTCAAAAATCGGCGGCACACGATCCGCGCCGGTTGCCATGCTGCTGGCGCCGGCAGTCTCAATCGACAGGCTGCCGATCTTGACGCTCTTGTAGTCCTCGATTCCGCTGAGGCCAAGGCCCTCGCGGTTGTTGTTCAGATACACCGCCAGCACGCATTGCGCATACTGAATGCGATCAGGGATCTCAGTGTCGGTGTAGTAGTCGGTGGTGATCCGAAACGGGAACCCAACCGCGTAGGTGTTGATGTACGTGTCCGGCTTCCGTACACCAGTGCGCGGCCACTGCAGCGATTGCGTATCAGTGGCGCGTGCACCGAGAAACCGCTCACGGTCAAGGCGTTGCGTCGCGCTAGCTAATGCGCGGTTCTTTTCGTCAGTGGTTGCTGATGCCCATGCCAGAACATCAGCATCCTGCACGAAACCATCAATGATGGCTTCCGCTTCATTCAGCGTCAGGTAGGAGTTTGCGTCGGCCGCGCCTGGCGTGGCCACGATCGTGATCGCCATCAGCGAGGTCCGGTTGATTCAGTGTAGTTGGCTCTGCATCTGTTGAAAAAGAGGCTGCCGCCTTAGCAGCAGCAGCCTGTTGTTCGCGCAGTCGCCGGAAGGCGAGCATCCCCATCAGATCCGCTTCATCAGCACGGTCACGATCACACCAGCCAGGGTGGTGGTGGTACCGGTCACATCCAGCGACAGACGATCACCAGCGTCCAGCTTGAGGCTGGCAGCAGTGCCGGTCAGCGCAGGAGTTTGCTCAGTAAGAGCAGTGCCCTTGAAGTTGATCTTAGTGGTGCCGAGCAGGTCATCACCGGCAGTAGCGGCTTCAGTACCTTGGCAGCGGCGGATGGTGCCGGTTACAGCACCAGCGTCATCACCGGCAGTGGCGTGCACCTCACGGATGCCGACCACTTCACAATCCACCGGAGCAGTCCAGAACGCAACATCAGCGACAGAGCCGGAGATGTAGTGGGTAGCGGTCAGATACTGCTCAGTGGAGAGCTGGAACTGGGAAGGTTGGCTCATTGTTCAGTACCTCAGAAGTTGGAAGTAACCGTGCCACGCACGATTCCAATGTTCTTGTTCTGGTACACCTTCGACCAGTTGCCGACTGTAGCCAGCGTGGCACGGTCGGGGTTAGCGGTGGAGCTAGTCCAACGTGCGCCGACCGGGTGGTAGCAGTAGTGCAGGTCGATCGACATGGCATCACTCTTGGCGAGGATGTCACGGTCGGTTTCGGTCTGCATCATCAGCTGTTCACCCGAGGCGATAGCGCCAGTGGTGAAGAAAAACACCGGATAGTCAGTGCTGGTGGGTGCCAGATCATCCGACACGATCACGCGCAGACCCATATAGAAGGGCACCTGCATGTCAGCCGAATAAGCTGCAGCCACGCTGCCGCCGAAGGCATCAGGCATTGCAGTGTCAGCAGTGGCGCGAACGTCCGCAGCGGACACATAATCAATGGCCTTGCGCTCCACGAGGTCGTAGAACACAGCGCTGTGCATAGACACGGCGGTCAGCTTGTCGCCTTGATCACCCAGCAGGCTGCGAGCTTTGGCCACCTGACGGGGGCCGAGGCTGGTAGCACCGGAGGTATCAAAGCGCAGTGCGCTGAAGGCAGGGCTGTCACCGCCGGTCAGGCTGCCGAAGCAACCCTCAACGCATTTGATCAGATCCTTCTGCCGTTGGTTGGCGACGTATTCAGCCACCTTGGTGCCGATAGCACCCATAGGGTCAGCGCCGGCAGCAAGGGCGGCGAGGTCGCGCGATTCAAATGCACGGCCACGGTGGAGGATGACGCCCACCTGCTTGTCGGCTTCAATCTTGCCGGGTGTCAGCGAGGTGCTGTCAGACAGCACTTCAAAGTCACCGCCGAGATTGGCCTTCCAGAAGGGGACTTGAACGAAATCGCCGCCTTCAGTGGCGTTGAGTTCAGCCATAGGCTGCACCACACCGGAAGCCAGAAAGGCATCGCGCTGGGTGCTGGCTTCAATGACGTACGGAGTAAAAATTTCGGGGACAATGATGTCCGATCGAAGAGTTGCCATGATGGCCCTCAGTAGTTGTTGTTAGCGATGGGCGCAGCCCGTATTACACCAGCGCAGCCGGTTGGTTACAGCTTAGCAGCTGCTTTTAGGCGGTCATACAGATCACGATCGGTGCGATAGAGCCTGGATTGTTCAGTCAGGTTGAACGTTTCCTTGGCAAAGGGGTTCTTGATGCCGGGCGGGATGTCGCTCACGGCATTAGCGCCGATCGGCGCGCCAGACCCTTGTGGCTTCGGTTGCTTCTGCATCCATGCCGGCAGTGTCGCCTTAGCCCACTCGGTGACGGGTGTGCGCTGGTAGCCGTTGACGACCACCACGGTGCCGTCAGGTTCGCGCTCGATCTGGCTGCTGTCCAGCTTGGTCTTGAGCACTAGGTCAGGATCATGCACGATGTCAGCCAGCGCACTGACTGCAGGTGTCAGCAGCTCCAGCTCGCGGATGCGGCCTTCAAGTTCAGTGATGCGCTGGTCCTTTTGCGCCGTCGCCTCACGGAACTGCTGCTCCAGAGCTTGCCGAGCTTCGGTGTATTTGCCTTGGGATTCAAGTTCGGCTTGTTCAGCGCGACGCTTAAATTCCAGCAGTTCATTGATGTCAACACCATCGGGTAACGTCTCCGCCATCTTTTCGTATTTGCGGAGTTTGCGCTTTTCGTCCGCAAGCTCCTGATTCTTGCGCTCTAGGTTTTGGATGCTGCGCTGCAATGCGTCGATGTCAACTGATGGTGTTGCCGGTGCAGCAGGCGGTGTTGCTACCGGAGCCGCAGGCTCAGTGGTAGTTTGGTTTTCTTCAGACATGAATAACCCGCAGGGTTAAGTGCAGCTACAGGCTAACAGTTAAGAGCGCACCTATCACTAGCCATTTGGTAGTGCTTGCCCACCATGCTGCAGACATCTTGCCCTTGGCTTGTTGTAGCCATCGAACTGCTCACCGCGATACGTGATCACTTGCGCAACTCCGATCGACGTTTGATCACCATGTTGCCGGTGGATTCAGATTTCACGCGCACGATCGGATCATCCGATGTACCAACGCGGGTTACGGTGCCGCCTGATGCAGTGCGGATCGTGGCGCGTTCTGAACCGATGCCAACCACACGGCCGTAGGTGCGGACGCCTTGATACATCCAGCTGACGCGATCACCGCGTTTCATTTAGCTTTCCTCTTCTTGCGTGACTTTCCGGCTTTTGCGTACGCGATTGCGACTGCCTGTTTGCGTGGCTTGCCCGCCTTGATCTCGCGTCTGATGTTCTCCGAGATCACATCCTGCGATTTGCCCCTCTTCAACGGCATGACGCCAATCCTCAATACCTGACAACAGGCTAGAGCCGTCTGCTGTTGCCCAACCCTTATCGGTGTAACGCGCCGGCACCCAAGCCTCACCGATCAATGCCTCGACCGGATCAGAGAAGATGAAATAAATCCCCTCGTTGCGAAAATGCCTAAGGCTGGGCAGGTCCATACCGCTTGCGAAGCTGCTCTAAGGTTAGTTCGGACCCGTCATCACGCACCAGCTTCGCCATTGCATCGCGGGCAGCACGCTTGCGAGCAGTGTCTGGCTTGACTCCTTGCTGAATCAGCTTGCTGGTGTCCTTGCGCACGATGGTTTGGAAGTATTTAGTCTTACTGCCCAGTACATCCTCTTGCACCGTCTTCGGCTGGCCATAGAGCCATTCGCCGTAGCTGGTATCAGCCGGCACCTGGCCCTTCATGCTGGCGCGTTTACCGGGTGGCGGCGGTGAGAACCCAAGGCCTTCATAGTCGATAACTGGAACTGTCGTGGAACGGCACGAAAAATGCAGCGGCGGTGCTGGACCCTTGCCATATTCAAACTCACGGCCATCATTAGCGCGGCAGATTGCACTCGTGCGCGTGTCAAGTGTTGCCACGTATCTATACTTTTTCGTTATATCCTGATTCGCTTCATACACATGCTGGCTAGCGGTGTTCGCCACTTGGTTGATGCTGGTCCGCACCAGCGTCATCACCTGATGATTGGCAACAGTAGTCAGCTCACCGCCAGCAGCCTGGAGTTGGCGCACCGATAGCGGGCCATCCACGGACAGCCCCGCCGCACGCATCTGCCTGCGTGATAGTGGGCCAACATCACCAAACCTCAGCGGTTCTTGGCTGCGCTCCAGGTTGCCCACCAGCCGCTTAGCGATCGACTGCGTGGTTTCACCGGTGAGCAGGCCATTGCGCACTGCCTGGCTGAACCGCTCCGCCTGCGCTTCGGCGATACCACGGAAGGCCTTCTCCACGATCTGCCCATTCGGCAGTGTGATCATCGTGCCTTGCGTTGCGGTGAGGCTGAACGTACCGGTGCCAGCCTGCCGCGCGAGTGCTTCGGCGCCATACACCGACTTGTAGAGATCATCGCTCAACGTCACCACATTGAGCTGCGTTGGGTCAGTGGTGACCACCGACTGCGCAAACTGCGGTGAGATCTCCACGGTGCGCACCGCATCACGAGCGCCGGCTGGTAGCGCCGCGCGCAGCTGCTCGGTGACGAACTCAGACTGCAGCAGCGCCAGGCCTTGCAGTTCCTGCGCGGTCAGTTCTGTTGCATCACCGGCCCATGTTGCAAGGCTGGCCTTCAGCTGCGCAAGGATGGCACGCAGCCGAGCAGCCTTTACCGGTGCTGTTGCCTCATCAATCGTCTGCAGTTGGTTCACTGCGTCGATGATGATGTCGTTATAGGCATTGATCAACCGCCGCGCCACG